TAAAGGGTCTCCAGTTGTTGCATTATCGCCTCCATTTATAACCTCCTCATAGGTTATTCTGTTTACTCTTGGATCATGCATTTCTCCAAGAGATTCCCATTTTATATCATTTTTTCCCAATCTGTCAATGATAGCATTTTCTATGTCTAATGGGCCATCCATGGATTCTATTATAAAATCGGAATGATAACGATAAGCGAATATTTTAACTCTAAATTTTTTCATGTATCTCACCAGTTTGTTTGATAAATGGGGCCGTTTTAAGGCGGCCCCATAAATTAATGTGTATTATACGCCTTCAACGCCGTAGATACCTCTATAGTCAGAACATCCGTAGACGTATCTTTCTCTAGCTTTGTATCTTACGTTACCAGTATCGAAATCACCTTCCATTGAAGTTGTCAATGGAGTTCTTTCAAAGTGTTTCATACCGTTTGGAACGTCCGTGATAATGTAGAATGAATCAGCATCAGTTAAGAAGTGGTTTACTCTGTATCCTTGAGGAACCATTCCCATTGAGTTGATCGCATTGATGTCATTATCAGCTGTTTGAGTTCTACCCTGAGACTTTAATATTCTCTCAGCGTTAAACTGGTTAGCAGAAGGAACTATCATTTTAACTCCTTTTGCTGCAACCCTTAAACCTCTTTCATCAGTGAAAGCCATGATATCAATCAGTGCTTGTTCTAATGAAGTTTCGTTTAAGTCAGCTTGCGTCTGCAAAGTGTTCGATACATTAGTCCCACTAATAGTAGGGTGATCTGTAGCGAACAAGTTTTTACCATCACCTGTTTGAAAAGCTGATGCTGCTGCAACTCCTGGTAAACCATTGTTTAGAGGTGCTGCTGCTTTAACTTGTTTTGCATTGCTCATGGATCTTGCTAAAGCTTTTGTATATCTAGAAGAAAGTCTGTCATAAAGGTTGTCCTCTATTGCTTCTTCTGTGATTGCAAATGCTAATGCAATTGTTTCCATAGTGTAACGAGCAGTGTAAGTCTCTTGCGCTTGATCGTATGAAACGCCTTGACCTTCTGTCTTTACATCTGCGTTAGCGAATCCAGATAACATTACTTCCTCTTCGAAAGCCCTGTCACTTGATTCTGTTGTGTATATTTCGGCAGACTCATTGTCATACCTTTTGTACTCCAGCCCAAATAGTGCATTTAGGCCAGGTTCTAGTTCTTTGACTAGCTGTGCTCGTGATATTGCCATATTATGCTCCTATTCCTATGTTCCCTGTACCAAATCATTTAGACTTTGTACAACTCTAACTGTAGCGAAAGCTGCAGTTACGTCGTTGTTCTCAGGATCCTCTGCGTCACCTAAGTATCTAAATTGATTATTAGTTGCATGTGAACCAGCTGAGACTTTTAGCGTAGAAGAAGATCTTCCGCCAGAAGCAGTTCCTGATGTAGCCGAAACGTTCATTCCATATGTTTCCATGAATTTAGCATGAGAAAGTGGAACAGTCGCTGCGATTTGTGCATCAGTTACTACATTGTAAATCTGGAATGGATTATCCATTACATACGCTTTAATGTCTTCACTGTTTGCTGGAGTAATACCACCTGGATAATAATTTACCCAAGTTGGCTTTAGTGTAGTTGCATCATTATACAACACACCATTAAACACACCCTGTGAAGGGTTTGTTACAGCTGCCTGTGCAGTTACGACATAACCAGCAGTGATTCTTACGAGTTCACCGTTGAATATCGCTGTACCATCAGCAGCCGCTATCCAGTATCTGCCTTGACCTGATGTAGCGGGTGTTTGTCCCATTACTCCAGAAGCTTCAAGACCGAAACCAGCTGTCTGTTTATTAGCCATAGTGCTTACTCCTTAATGTACCTGCCGTCGTAAAACGGCCTCCAGTACGGGTTTATATTAAACTATCGATAGATTGGGAATTACTTCTTAGTACCACCGAAAGTGTGCTTTGAACTTCTATCAACTTTGATAGGCATTCGTTTGTCTTGGTCCTTCAGAAGATCGTTTTCAATGGCTTCGTCCTGCCCTTCAGAAAGTGATTTCTGATAGGCGCTTCGAGCTTTAGCGCGTTCCTCGGGTATCCTTGCCAAGAGCAAGCCTCCGACTCCTATGACTCCAGCGTATTTGCCTTCTAACACTTTTGGGTAGTCTGAATCTTGGTATTCGTCAGCTCTCACTAATTCATACCCTTCTCTAAATCTCCCATAGATATTTTTACTATCTTGGAAACCTACAGATTCAGCTCTGATCCATCTGTGCCTAAAGCCGTCTGGCGCTGGCGGTGCATCAAGAGATGAAGGTGGCTTGTACACTTTAGGTCTTTCAGTCTTTGACCGTGTAACAGCCGCACGTGAAGTTTTTTGATCTGTCATATTATGCTCCTCCCGTGAGTTTTAATTGTTTAGCATACTCTTCTAGTGGCACTCCTAATTTTTTCGCTATTGCGACTTGTGAGGAAGTGAGTCTCACTTGTTTGCGACCAGGTTTTGAGCTTCGATTAGCTGAAGCTACCGACTGAACGGCCCTGCTCGGTGCTTGACTTTCATTATTACCAAATTTATGTGGAAAGTCAACTTTAATCCTTTTGTCAATCTCTTGATAGTATTCTTGAGATTTAGGATCGTAACCTTCTTTTTCCACTAAATCCTTATGAATTTCAAATGCAGTAAAAGTCATGGCTCTATCTGTTCCAAACCATGAATTTTTACTAGCCCATTCTTCAGCCATAGGATCTGCTTGTGGCATTTGTTGTGGAGTTTTTTTTGGTAAGTTTCCACCATCAGAAAGTTTAACAGGTTCTTCATCCTGTTTAACGTTTGATGCTCTTTGCTTAAGTTTAGCGTCTTCAAAAGCTAACTCAGCAATTCTTTTGTTTGCTTGAACTTGCGCGGCCGCATCACCAGATTCAATGGCAGTAGCTAGTTGTTTTTGAACCGCTTCCATTTCTGATTTTACAGACTCTGCAAATTTAGTGTTATATTCAGAATCGACTTTGTTAAATCTTTCTTGATCTAATTTTCTTTTCTGTTCTAACGCATTAGCATATTCTACAGCGGCAGCTTCTCTACGTTCTGCTTCTCTCATCTTACGAGTAAGTTTAGCAATACGAGCTTGTACACCTTTACTGTAGTCTTCTAGTTTTGTATCTTCTTCCTTTTTTTCTTCTTCAGTTTTTACTTGTTCCTGTGGTTCTTGTTCCGTTGTTTCTGGAGTAGTTTCAACTACTTCCTCTTTTGCTTCTATATCTACATCTACCTCTGGTCCGGATGTATCTATATCGACCGGTATTTCACTCGGTTTTTTTCTTTTTTCCTCTTCTGGCATAGTTTCCTCCCTATGTTAAAATTTATGCAAGATGTCTGTTGGATCTTGCACTGTTGCTAGTACTTCGTCATCGTTAAGAAGACGAACTTCCCCACCGTCAATTTCTATTCTAGAACCTGCATAACGTGCGAAGACTACCCAGTCTCCGACCTTGCACCATGGTTCTTGAAATCTATCTTTATCTTTATAACAATCTGGACCCATTGCTAATACGTTTCCACACTGCGATGCTACTTGTTGTCTGTCTACTGTTTCGTTTGCAAACAGTACACCCCCTTTAGATTTTTCATCCATTCGAAAAGGTAAAACTAACATTCGCCAACCTGTTGGTTTAGGTAGTTTTGCTTTTTCTTTTGTAACTTCTGTTTTTTTTGGTTTTTTAACTCCGACTAATTCTTTATTTGGAGTTATTATTTTTTGGTTTGATGTTGATAATTGTTCCTTCATTTTGCTCCTTATCTTGTTGCAGGTTAGAGATTTCCTGACGCACTGATTCCAGCGCATTTATTTGTCCTATTATATACTTGTACGTTTCCATATTGTCAACCCCACCGGACGTTACAGAGATTGCCAAAGATTCTATTCTTCTATTTAATGCTCTTTTTAAATTGTTTAGTACTTGTTCTGGTTCCATTATTTTTTCCTCTTCTTATCTACACCTTTTATTTTTTTCTTATTCTTTGAAGCATAAAATACAGCTTCGCCTTTTTTATTGCCGTATTGTTTTTTCATAGACTTCATTATCTTTTTACCTTTTTCTGTTAGTGGCATTTCTTATCGCTTCCTTTCCTTTTTTAGCTATTGATGCAACTTTGCTTTTACCCATAACTTTAGCTCTTTGTTCCATCACCGTTAGTATTTGTATTTTACGTGCAAAAGGTTTCTTTACACGTTTTACTTTTGCAACAGTTGCTCTTGCATCTGCCGGTGTTGCAAATTTTATTTTAACTGTGTCTTTAGGATTTTCATCTGTGTAGAGTCTTCTACCAGAACCTTTAGGCTTTTTTCCTGTTCCCTTTTTTGGATCCGCCATTTATAGCTCCTTTCAACATTTTAGCTTGTTTAGTA